TTATTTAAAATCTGTTGGTTTTTGATTATTTTCTTTATCAAAATAATAAGCAATTGCATCCATAATTCGATCAGAAGCCTTGCCATCGCCATAAGGATTTTTGGCATTAGCCATTTTACTATAAGCATTTTTATCTTCAAGTAGCCTAATCATCTCATCATGAACCTTATCTACTTCAGTTCCGACAAGTTTCAGGGTGCCAGCTTTAACACCTTCTGGTCGCTCAGTTGTATCACGTAACACTAATACAGGCTTTCCAAGAGAAGGTGCTTCTTCTTGCACGCCACCTGAATCAGTCATAATGAAATAGCTTCTTTTAGCTAAATTGTGAAAATCAACTACATCGAGAGGCTTAATCAAGTGGATACGTGAATCCCCACCAAGTACTTCATTTGCCACTTCTTGGACTCGTGGAGACAAGTGAACAGGATAGATAATTTCTACATCTTGGTAATTATCTACAACCTGCTTCATTACCTTAAACACCCGCCTCATCGGTTCTCCCTGATTTTCTCTACGGTGCATAGTAACTAATATCACTTTATTACCCGGCGTAATTTCGTCAAGAACATCATGATGATAATCCTTTTTTACAGTTTGTTTTAAGGCATCAATAGCAGTATTACCAGTAACATAAATATTTTTGGAAGAATGATTTTCTTTTATTAAATTATTCCTACTTAACTCAGTTGGTGCAAAATATAGGTCAGCTAAGTCATCTGTCATTTGACGATTCATTTCTTCTGGAAATGGGGAATATTTATTCCAAGTTCTAAGACCTGCTTCCACATGTCCTAAAGTTATTTGCTCATAAAAAGATGCTAGTCCTGCTGCAAAACTAGTAGTAGTATCTCCATGGACTAAAACAATATCGGGATTTTCCGCTTTAATTACCTGAGCCATATTGATCATTACTTTTGAAGTAATATCTTCTAAACTTTGATTTTTATGCATGATATTAAAATCATAATTAGGTTTAATTTTAAAAATATCTAAAACTTGATCCAGCATCTCGCGGTGTTGCGCACTGACTACCGTTACTTCATCAAAGCGTTCATCCTGCTTCAATTTTAGTACTAAAGGTGCCATTTTAATTGCTTCTGGTCGAGTACCAAAAACTGTCATTACTTTTATTTTTTTCATAGCATTATTTTCCTATTCTTCTTCGCTTATTATACTATATCTTAATTCAATTTTCTTTGGTACTATCTCTCTAATTACTTTATACTTAACTATATAACGAAAGTGAAATACATTATGTTTAGTTTTTTATCTTTAGCAGCAATTTTAATTACTATTATCATATTTTGTCTTGTCTTTCTATTAGGTAATTCCTATCCCAAAAAGACTGAGCATATTTTAATCAGTATTATTGCAATTTTACTAATCATTTTTCTTTGGGTGGTTTTAGAATTATTTATTAATCCATTGAAATATGTTTAATATCAAATTAAAAGCATTACCTTATGAGTTAATCAGGTAATGCTTTTTTAATACTTAAAATATCACGTGGAGGGGTCATTTGGGGGACAAATTCAATTTTTGCTTATTTTTAATGTCCCACAAATGGCTCTATATCAATATGACCCCGGTGAACATCAAATATTGGCTTAGAGTACTGATATACCAGCATTTATAATTAGCTTGTGCATCATTTGTGCATCACTTTTCACCATTTGAATTAAAAAGCATTACCTTTTGTGACGATCAGGTAATGCTTTTTGAGTATTTTGAAATATAACTTCTTAACTTCGGTTGTAAGTTAAGTATAACACAAAAAAGCTGTCCAGAAGTTCAACTCTTCAAGTAGCTGTAATTTTAAATTTTACAAATACAAAAAAAATTCGTATACTAGCTTAAAGAAAACTAATACACGAATTTTCTAACTATTTATCAAAGTGTTTACTAATCCACTTTGAAATTAGCGTTGCAGTAACAGACGCAAGTACAGCTACTGCAAAATTTATAATTGTAGACACGAAAGTTTACCTTCCTTTCAGAATCGGTATAACTTGAAGTTGGTTAGTCTTCAACCGATTCCAAAATTATTTTATCAAATTCAAAATTAATTACCAAATTTTGATTATTAAAAAATAATTAAATTAATTGATTTGTTTCTTTCTTTTGATATAATTACATTAGACATGAAGGTTTACCGCCTTTAAAAAATCCTAAAGCCGGTTACTTTAGGTTGTTGTCTGCTGTGTGTTGTTTATACAGCCCTGTTTTTGCTCTTGCGGTCCGTATGCAAGGGCTATTTTTATATTACGTACAAAAAAAGCCACTCCAGAGGTTTTACCCTCCAGAGTGGCTTTTAAGCTATATTAAGTTGCCTATTTAAAAGTTCCCCACGGCTCATTGCCTGCACGACATACTAGGTAACCATAACCGTTTGAGCGTGGCTGTCTAATCCAAACATAGCCACCGTGACGGCTATATGCGTCATACTTAACTTCTGTACCTGCTGGAAGTTGAGCAATGATCTTAGAGCTTGTTTTAGCTCCATATCTAAGATTAATTACTCCTCCAGTCACGAACGTACCCTTTTCAGAGTACCAAACATCGCCTAAATCATCGACCCACTTCTTAACTTCCGGACGTGGCTTAGTTTCAGTAATAACTGGTTTAGCCGTTACCTTAACATCAACATTAGGCTTAGCAAGTTTCAACCAACCTTCTTTTGTAGTATTAACCACATTTCTGTCCATGTCGCCACCTGTAAACTGCCAAATAGTATAAGTTGGCCAAGGAGCTACATTGAAGTTAGCAGCGGGTAAAGTCCAAGAACTCCAATTCATGGTAGCATACCAAGCTAACCATAGACCGCAATCTTTAGCGCAGTTACCTACTTCAGGAAGTGCAGCTTGACCAGTATAGATGAGTGGCCATACACCAGTTAGTTCATGATACTTGTCAACGAACTTTCGACACCAATTTGAGTCTTTACCATACTTAGGGTTTTGGTAGTCTTCCCAGTCAAGAGCAGGAACTGCTTCGCCTACATAGTTCTTTGTATTCCTATAGAAATAATTGGCCTCAACAGCTGGATCTCCACCACCTGCATAGTGATATACACCAAGCATTTTCCCAGCTTTCTTAGCAGCCTGATAATCAGCATCACAATAAGGATTTACATAATACGTTCCCTGAGTAGCCTTTACCATAGTGATATCAGTACCGCTTTGAGCTGCAAAACTTCGTGGACTACCACTATATACATCAACCATTTTTAACATATTATTTTTCCTCCTTGTTTTTAAAGCCAGTGTTTGAGGCTTCATTTTCATCAACTTGGACAGTTGGAGTTAATGGTGAGTTCTCATAAGCTGCTTGAACAAGTGACTGTGCCGCCTTGTTAGAAACTTGGATTCCTTCTTGATTACCTAATGCTTTGACAATATTTTTAGCTTCTAAGAACTTTTCCTCACCAGTTAAGTTCTTATTGCCTGCTAATGAAGTAACAGCAGTATCAGCAAAGTTTTCAAGTAATTGCCAGCTTGCTTTGGATTGCTCAGTTGAAGCATGTGCTGCTTTGCTATCAAGCCAAGGTTTAACATATCTCCAGGCAAAAATAAAAAGCGCTGTTAGCGCTCCTGAAGAAATTAACCAGTTTACAACGTCATTAATCATTTTCATCTTCTTTTTCCTTTATCTTCTTTTTCAACTTTTCATTTTCTTTCTTAAGCTCATCATATGATGGCTTGCTGCTCTGGTGGGTCGTTAAATAAGCTACGATGATTGAACCGACCGCACTTATCAGCGCCACTAGAACGGAATCATGCACAGTCATCAACCCCTTTTAATCAAAATTTCTCCCAACATTATCAAAAGAGCAAAAGAGGCTAGTAACGACTGCGTTCCAAAAGTACCATTATTAACATCTTGGAAAATAAAAGCGCCGAAAAACATTAACCAAACAAATGATAAGATCCCAGTCATTAGCGACTTATAGAATAAGTAATGTATATCCCATAACGCAAATACCAAAGCTAATGTTCCAGCAATTCCTAGAGCAAAAATAAATGGTGGGTCATCCAAAAAATCTAACACACTACCTGGAGGCATAAAAATTCCTGTACTATGCTTGATGATAAAGAAAATGGCTAACCCATACGTCTCTAACGCAAGGATTAACCATGCAAAATTTTTCTTTAGATTTTGCCACATACCCAATCACGCCCTATCTTACATAAGTTGAAGTGGTACCTTCTTGTTTAGGTAACTCTACTTCGACAGGATCACTCTTAGGTTCAGTAACTGCTTGATAGTCCATACCAGTAATTCTCTTATATGCTGCTGCATCAATGGTTAGGCCAACCCAGCCGTGAATAGTTTCAGCACTAAGGGTGCCCCAGCCGAATTCCATCTTATAAAGTTGTTCGAAAATTTCTGCTGTAGACATTACTTATCACCGTCCTTGCTATCAGTAGTTGTAGTACTTGGTACAGTTGGAACATTTCTTGCACCCATTTGTTGAGTTACCAAAGCAGTAAGCATAGTAATACTATGTGAAAGTTGTTTTACATCCCCACGAAGTAATTCAGATGATTTATCATTGGCGGCATCTTTATTTGCTGAACTTTCAAGCTTTTTATTGAGAGATTCCTGTTCATCTTGAATCTTAGCAAGAATTTGTGCTTGTGTTTGCTTGCCGCCTTCAACCCATTTAACACCGTCATATGTAGGATAATCTAAGTTCTTGCTTGGCGCATCTTTGATTAAAGTAACCACTTCATCTCCTACCAACTCAAAAGGTAAAAGAGTTAATGAGCAAGGATGATCTTGAGTACTGATATATGCAGGACTCCATCCCTTCATATCGTATTTTTCTAATAAGTTATTTAAGACTGTTAAGTCTTCTGCTGTCATTTGTTGCATTATCTTAATTCCTTTCATCTATTTAAAAAATCTTCTGGAGTTGGTGTCTAATCTGTTGCAATTAATCTTGGCTACCCCAGAATTCTCCATGCCGACCAAGTAATTGACTCAAAATTCCCCGCATAGTTTCTAATCGCCACTTTATTACTAGTATCAATAGCAATTTGTACTCTTCCGCCAGTTACCGTTTCAATGGCAATACATATTCCCCAAGGCAAAAAATCTTTTGGATAGTTCTGCGGAGCTTTTCCATTGATATGTTTAATCCCATACCAAGTACTATTCAAATCAAATTTATCGTCTACTGCATTTTGAGAATTAATTCTATAATCATTACTAATTTTACTTCCGTTAAAAATAATCATTATACAGCCACCTCCTCATGATTGAAGAAATAGCCTATAAAACTAGCTATTACCCCCCCCATTTTGTTCTTAATCGTTTCTAATTCATTAAAAATGTCCGTATAGCTAGGACAGTAAGTCGTTGCCTGAGAGCCAGCTTCAAGCTTAAAGTTAGCAAAATACATTGAACCCCGAGGAACATCGTCCTGTGAAACGTTATGTACACGAATATTTTCATGGAGAATCCCTTGCGAAGTCGTAAATGTAATTTTGTGTTGTCTCCAAACTCCATCGATTAGATCCGAAGTGCCTAGGGGATTCCAGCCATTATTTGCACACCAATTACTGAAAAAACTAACTGTATTAGTTTCATCAGAATTAGTATTATTTCGTGCTAAAAAACTTAGTGTCCACGTACCCGCCGGCAAATAAATATCTTGTCCTAGCGCAACCGGCGCATTAACCAACTTACGAGCGTAAACATGGAAAACAGAAGTTTTTATTTCCTTTGCATTGGTTTCATTTTGATACTCTTCTTTAGGATCAATAGTGAAGTTGGTGTTTGGGTCATTATTACTTTCTCCACGATTATCCATATTATTAAAATTCTTCATAGTAAGAGTATTATTAAGCAAATTTACTCCACCAGACATCGTGTCGGTTATCTTAGCTAATTTTGTACCGTTGAAAAATAAAGACATCTAAGCCACCTCCAATTCAGGAGTATAGCGGTAAATAAAGGATCTATTTACCCCCCCACAAGTTTATTTTCTAGCTTTTTGACTCTATCTTCTAAGCTTTGTAAGTTCGAAGTATATGATCCTAAATTAATCCAAGGACGATCTTCAAAAGTATCAGTATATGTACCTCTATACCAAACGCCTGAATCATGAAGTAAAAACTGATATGTAAACAATCCCCAATTACCAATTGTTAAGACTTTTGCCCAAACTTTTTCTGTATATTGCTGATTAAAGTCTTTGGGTGCATCTAATAAAGAAACGCTATTTAAAAAATAAAGACCTTGCTTATAACATTTTTCGCCGATATTCAATTCAATGCCCTTAAATTCAACAGGTTTTAAAAATGAAATCTCACGACCATCTATAAAGTAACTCATCAAATCGCCACCCTTTCCTTATCGAAAAAGTAGCTAAAAAGCTTGATATAAAGCTCTTTAAATACCCCCCCGATTTTGTTTTCTAACACTTTGATTCTATCGTTCATTTTTTGAAGATCATCATCAAAAGCGACTTTTCGCCAAATACTTCTTGGTTCTTTATCATTTAACCATCTCCACGCTATAGTACTTTCACTAATAGCGAATTGCTGTATTTGAGCATAGTCATGTTTGATAACAATTAAAGTCCAATACTTTGGATTTCTAACTATACTGGTATCAACATTGTTAGCAGGTTTATTTTTATCATCTTCATAGGAAATTTTAAAAATACCTTGTTCCTTAATTTGATCTATATCATCGTCAGAAGTTAACGTCTTGATATCCTTTAAGGTACCGGACCAGTTAGAATCAACACTATCAACTGCTTTTCCATTAATAAAGAAGCCCATATATTTCTCCTTCCTAGCTATCAACTACTTCTGCAAGTCCGTGTGTTTTTTCTGACCATCGTCTTGCATCGTCAGCATTAGTAAACCGTTGATATGGCACAAATGCTGAATTTTCTAGCACTTTAACTCGATTGTCTAATCCAGTATCTACTTCCTTCATAGCATCAATTTGTTTCTGAAGATCATTAATTTCACCGATTGTTGCAACAGCAGATGGATTTACTTGAACGTTTAAATTATCTGCGTTTCCAATTGTCGTTGTAATTCTGAAGAAAGCACCAGACGTAGTTTTTCCGTTAAAAGGCGGCATATAGCCAGCTTGGGAGGCAATTGTCACCGCATAAAGTATTTCCCCTTCGTCTGGATCCTGAGCATATAAACCTAAAGTACGCATGTAGTAGCCAACAGTTAAGTCAGTGTTTGAAATAGCTCCCTCAACTTCTGCTGCTACATTGTTTGTTCTATCAACTTTGCTGATTTCAACAGTTTGTCTGATATTTCCAATGGAAGTTAATCCCTCTAATTGATCGTCATTAAAACTTGAATCGGACACCTTAATCGCTGTGAAATGAGTGGTTCCAGAACCAGACATTAATTTAGCCATTAAAGCTTGTCCTTTTCGAGTAATGACAACTCGTTTAAATTCAGCCATCTAATCCTCCTTACTCAATCTCATAAGTTTCAAGAGCACCAACACTTGCTCCAGTCTTTGTCTTATCTTTAATTTCAAATCTTTCATCGAATTGATCCGTTATTTCGACGGTGGCCACTCCATCACTACTTGCTCCAACAGACGCATTTCCTTGAACTAAATGTCTATAATACTTTGTATCATCTGTTTTAACTAAAGTGACATTACTACTGGTTGCCCCACCAAAATAATTACCAACAATTTGATGGTTATAATCTTTGCTATCGTCCATTGATACGGTAGCGGTATGATCTAGTGATCCACCAAGCGCAATTCCTTTGAAGTGGGTTTCAAAGTCATAATCCTTACTATCATCTAACGTAAAACTATAAGCTGTAGCGACTCCGCCACCAACTGCATATTTACCACTGATAGGAACAATGAATTGCAAGTCTTGTAGCCGAACTCCAACAGCAACGATAGATTCAATTTGCTTAAGCATAAATTCTTGTTCGAATTCCGACCTTGCAAAAGAAAGAGGCACATTAGAAAGGCGTAAAGATAAAGGTTCTTGCTTACCATTGTGGTAAACTGGGCCAATCTTTACGCCTTTAACATCTATTCCTAATGCATTTTGCATCGTTCTTAAAATGCCATTGACTGTTGTATCGCCTTTACGGTTAGCAATCTTCGAACGAATCATCATTCGATAGAATTCGTCGTCTGCCGGTCCACGCTTAACACCGTACTTGTCGCCTAGCTTATCTAAAGCCTTACCTTCAGCGTTATCAACGTTCCGATAACTATCTATTTGCTCCAGAGTATCTTTTGTTTGATCTAAGCCATCAGTAAAAAACTTGGACAATTTCCAATTATTGCTACCAAGCTTAGTAATAAAAGAGCTAGGAAATTTTCCAAGGAATTCTTTCAGGAAGCTCATGAGACCACTACCTTCTCACTTGTTACCTGTGCAGTTTCAACGTTAGTAAGTTCAATGTCTTGTGCTGACATTTGATTCCTAGAAGTACCAATCTTAATATCTGCAACCTGAATACCTGGAACTTGATCGTAAATCAATCTATATAAATAGGAGTAGTGTACGGTGTTACCCATTCCTACTCCGTTTATGTAATCCATACAGATCTTTTTAATTTGTTCATCCCCATCAAGTGGATATTCCATTGTTTTAACCAACTTAACAGCAACATACACGTCTTTTGTGGTTGGATAGTCAAAACATACTTGATGTTTACCGCCAGCAATATCAGCTACTTCAATTCGCTGATTACCTACAGTTCTAATTCCTGCTGCTAGCGATGTAAATATTGCTTCTGCAATATCATCTTTATAGCCACCATTAACATAAATATGAATTGATTTAGCAGGAGTATTAGTTTGAGCATCATCTACCAAAGTATCATTGGAGATAATTTTAACAGCAGTTACACCAGTAACTTTTTCAATTGCTGAAATAACCCCGTTATATGGCGATGATGGCATAACTGTCTTGTTTGCTAGATCAATTCTAGCTCTGAAACTTTCATCACTCTCTTGATCTGCACCACCTGTAACTTCCGAAACCGTAACAGCAGTCACGGATTCGCTAGGTGTAACCATAATAGCCTGTGTTTCGTTAGCTTTGTTGTACTTAGTTCCTGAGCCATTAGCATACAAGTAATGAGAGATACCAGTACCGTCTTGACCAATAGCCACATCTTCAGAAATCATATACTCTAATCCATCCGGTGTTCTTACTAGACTTCCAGATGGAATAATGAACCCAACAGCTCCAGTAAACTTAACTTTTCCAATTGCTACCTGCCCTGGTTGACGTGTTAATCCCACATTAGAGCCTAATTGATCTAATGTAGTACCAACAGCACTATCAACGAATTGAGAGTTATATATGAGTTCTGATAACTGATACAGCTTATCTAAAAAATAGGAATGGATTCTAATGATAATGCCACCAACCGAATGAGGATTAGTTTGAGCATTTTCGCCAAATAACTGAGCCCATTTTTCAGATTCTTGTTCTACAATTTCGTTATATGTAGGTCTGGTAAAACCATTTTTATCAAGCATATCCCACCTCCATCTCTACCTGTTTACCACCAGATACAGTAGCCATTAGGTTGATTTTAGCTGATCGATATTGATAGTTGGCACTAGCCGAAGCCGTTACATTTGTAAAACGTTCATCTTGCTCTAAAGCTTCGTAAACATCACTAACTGCCAATTCTTTTGAAAAATTCTTTCCAAGCAAGCTGCTTCTATCCATACCTAACTCCGGAACAAGATCAGATTCTCCTCTTCTAGTACTTAGAATAAGCGTTCCTGACTGAACGATTTCGTCAGTACCAGTAACATAATCTAACTCAATATCCCCATCTTTTAATTTAATGTCCTTCAACCCACATCACCTCGCTTACTACCGCATCATTAACATCATGCATTCTCTTACTACCAATAGGAAATTCCTGATTACTAGTTCGATTCCAATTTTCTTTTGATCTATCAAGGAATTGCACTAATACCACGGCTCCTTCTTTAATGTACTGTCTGGCTACAAGTCCAACTGGCACATTAATTAAAGGGGCTCTTTTAGTGCCACTTGAATTCAAGGCTAACGGCTGAATATCAACTAATGAATTATCTTCATTTGTACGATAAACCCGCCCTAATTGAGCTACATGTAAATTTGCGTTCAAAGTGTTTATAAACCCTCTTAGAAATCTAATATCTTGATCTCTCTGCCTAACCACTACTTAGTCACCGCCTCAAATTCTGTTCTTGCCTCTTCCCCATCAAAAGAATGCTCACCATTAATGACCATCGCATTAACGTTTACGTATTTGTTATGAAGTTTAACCGATGAAAAAGTAGTCAGATGATAATTAAGGATTGAAGTTGCTGAATAACTCCATGCCCCTAATCCATCATCATCTTCTTCATAATCAGCCCAATCATCGTCTCTACTTTCTCTTGTTGGTCCTTCTACTAATCCGGTTTGTGGACTTAAGTCAAATTGACCATCAATTGAACCATCATATACGTATCTAAGAGTAAGTTGACCACGTAAATAAAAAAGACTGGTTTTACAATCTTGCGCAAGTGTATCTAGCACTTCCATTGGATGAGAATCCGCTGTAAATCCGTCTTTGTAACATTTATTATCTTTTAAAGATACATTTCTTAATTTAATTCCAGCTGTTCTAACAACTTGAGGGATAATTGTGGAAGCATAAGTATTAGCAGCAAACGTCAAGTTAAGCTTAGGTTTCTTGGTGTAATCTTCACCTTCTAAAATTCTAAGCTTATATGACGTATCAGCCTCTTTAATCGTAGGAATAGTGGTCTTATAGATTGTCCCACTCACTAGCAGACCAACATCCCCATGATAACCAGCATATAATTCTGCCTTATTACCTGGTTTAATCAGATTGAAGTGCTTTGGATCTATATTAAAAAGCTCTACCTCGGTAATGTGTTTCTCTGTTTCTTGAGAAAAAGGGACATTAAAGTGAATTTCAATTGCGTTTGACATTTTGCCGTATTGATACGTCAAATTAGCGTTAGTAGTATGTACAACCACCTTACATTCAAAATTAAATTGAGGTTTAGCCATTTTCTTCCACCACCGTATCTATGTAGAGAAATACCGTCTTTCCAAACGTTTCTTTATTACAAGCCTTAGTTACCCCAGATTCATCAAGAGGTACTAAATCAATAGATGGAATACGCGGATCAACATAAGTGCTCCATAATCGTTTTCCATAAATCAACTTCTCTCCCATAATGACTTGATTTCCTTGATTATCATAAAGATCAACCGTATAAAAATCGCCTAGTGCATTGTAATTAATGCCTAGGCTAACAGTTGAATTACCAAAACTTGTAGAAAAGACTTGAGGAATATTGGTCAAATCAATATCAAATTTAGATCTATAAGACATTATTTAACCCTCGCTCTCACACCAATTGGAATGCGACGATCTGGCCAATGATTCCAGTTTCGCAGTTGCTGAATGGATGTACCATACTGCATCATCCAGCCCCAGTATGTGTTACCAGGTCGAACAGTCACCCAAACACCCGGATTAGCGGGTGGACTTGGCTTTTTAGGTCCAACATTTACGGCTTTGACGAAGCTAGACTTGACAACTTCAACATGAGTTAACTCCATGCTGAATTTAATGGCATTAGCAAAGCCTCCTTCGTCTTCTGTTCGATGTAGATTGGTAATCAGCATCGAGCTCCGTCTAATTGCACCAGTATAAGTAAGCAGAGAACCATCATGTTGCCAGTTCACCAACTGACCATATTTACGATCGATCTCGGCTTTATTTTTACCAAAAATCTTACCTTCAAAAGTCCAAGTTAAGGATTCTCTTTGAGTGTGGTCAGTAATATTATTACCTGATTGAACAGGATACTGAGCAACTTTATTCATAATCTCTTCCTCTTCTGATTCAGAGAAGATCTCTACTCCTACATTGCCTTTCTTCAATATGGCCATAATCTACACCTCCGTTTCTGGGAATGCTATTGTAAGCTTTTCAGCAATTTCATTAGCAATCTTTTGAATGGTCTTCTTATCTACCGGTCCGCCCTTAGTATCGACAGTTACATTAATGTTAAATGTGTTGTGATTTTGAACAATTTTTTGGCTATTATTACTTGTTTCGTGATTGTTAGTGGTGCCACCAAAGCTAAGAGTACCTTTTTCAAGACGTGGGAAACGTTTCTTGGTATCCTTAGCATTAAGTACCTGTGTGCCTTCATCAAGTGGTACAAGCAAGTTCCTTTGCTTTGGAAACAACCCAATTGTACCGGCTTTTGTAATAAAGGCTTCCACAAAATCAGCACCTGGAGCGTCATTTACTAGGTATGTACCCTTTTTAACTCCTCCATTTGCTGACCATTGAGCCGTAGTAGCTGCAGGAGTACCTTTAGCTAAAGCAAATCTAGGTGTTCCTGTAGCCAAACGACTAAATGCAGCCACTGCACCAGGAGAACCTGTAGCAAGATGACCATTCTTATGAACATTAGCAGTAATTGATACTGTTTTACTATGAACAGCGTTAATTGCTGAAACTAAGGCTCTAACTTGGCTAGTTCCACTTACACTAGCAACAACACTAACTTTTTTACCTTTAACAGTATTAATTGCACTAGTCAAAGCTTTGACTTGACCAGTTCCAGTAACCTTAGCAATTACTGAAACATTCTTGTTCTTAACACCGTTAATTGCACTCTTAAGCCGTGTTACTTGGCTAGTACCGCTAGTATGCGCTGTAACTCTGGCTGTTTTATTTTTAACCGATCTGATATTACTCTTTAATCGACTAATTGCCGAGGTTCCTGATACACGTACAGAAACTCTGGCGTTCTTATTCTTAACGGCCTTGATATCCTTAGAAAGACGTTTTACTTTTGCTGAGCCTGTTGCATTAGCCCGGACTCTAGCATTTTTATTTCTGACTTTCTTAATATCGTTTGAAAGGCGTTTTACCTTAGCACTACCAGAAGCTTTTACAGTAACCTTAGCTTTTTTACTTTTGACCTTTTTTAGGTCCTTGATTACTTTCTTTACTTTATTAGTACCACTGGTTTTAACAGTAACTTTAGCTTTCTTGTTCTTAATCTTTTTAAGATCTTTTGAAAGCTTTTTGACCTTATTTGATCCCTTAGTTTTGGCTGTTACTTTAGCCTTTTTGTTTTTAACCTTTTTGAGGTCTTTTGAAAGTTTCTTGACCTTTTTATTACCAGAAGTTTTAGCTTTAACTTTGGCTTTCTTGTTCTTAATCTTCTTGGTATCTTTGGCAAGTTTTTTAACCTTCTTGCCACCAGAAGTTTTAGCCTTAATTTTAGCCTTTTTGCCTTTAATCTTCTTAGTAGCTTTTGAAAGTTGTTTAACTTTCTTACTACCGGAGGTCTTAGCCTTTACGTGAGCTTTCTTATTTTTAACACCCTTAGTAGCTTTCGAAAGCTGTTTAACTTTCTTGCTACCTGAAGTCTTGGCCTTAACGCTAGCTTTCTTACTCTTAACACCTCTTGTAGCCTTTGAAAGCTTCTTTACACCTTTGGTGCCCTTGGTTTTAGCACGAACAGAGGCTCGTTTACGTTTAGGCCTGTATTCTTCACCAGTTTCTCTCTTGTACTTGCTCTTTTTAGATGAAAGGTTCTTTTTTGCTGATCTTGTTTTAGAAGCAGCATGACGATAATCTCGATCATTTTTAGCTTCTGCTTTAGCTAATTTCTTTAACTGTTTATTAGTTAAGCCTCGCATGCTTGAATTAGCTTTTAAGCCTGTTAAAGCATGTTTATATGCATCACTATAAGCCTTACTTTGCGATTTTTTCGCACTACTTAAAGATTTTTGAGCACTACGAATATCTTTGGCATCTTCAGATTTAACTTGGGATGCCATTTGTTTACGATATTTTTCAGCAGATGCTAGGTCACCAGCGTTTATTGCATCTTGGAAATTCTTAGACGCAAGAATAGCCTTAGAGTTACCTTTTTTAGCTGCACTAAAAGTCCTATATGCACTAGCAGCAGAAACAGGGATTTTTTGGCCAGATTGCTGATACATTTGGTTGTATCCATTAGCAAACTGCTGTTTAGCATAGGCACGTTCAGCCTTTTCATTTTGAGTCTGAGACCATGATTTTTTAGGCTTGCTTGATGACTTAGAGCCACCAGCTTTACCTCCAATCCAGCTTCCAATCTTATTTCCAGCCCAGCCTCCAATCATTCCTCCGGCCATTGTTCCCAATGGTCCAATGAAAGGATCTAAAAGTGAGCCTGCTGCCATTCCGATGGTAGAACCAACTCCACCACCGATTGCTCCACCAATACCCTTATGGCGAGCAAGTGAACCAGACTTAGTTGTACCAAGAACGGTTAGAGCGTCCATACCAGCAAATAAGGCATTCATCCCTGGGGCACCTTTGCCAATAAACTTGCCCGCTACTCTTAGTCCTCGACCAGTAGCAAGTGTACCTCTATATAGAGCATTCCCTACACGGCTTTCGCCAAATACTTTTTGACCAGCACGACCAACACCACTTAAAAAGCCACCTTTAATTCGAGTAATTAACCCTGCATTAGCACGTTGTCTTGTGCCAATTGGTCCTAAAATTTCTTGGCCACGAGCATATGCTTTATTAAACCAAGCATTAGAGTTATCCCTAGCTCTAGCATATCTAGTAGTATTTACACTATGATACAGCTCTTGCCGAGTAAGACCGCTTGTATCCCACGGATTTCCTTCGGGTAATGTACTTAAAACAGATGATGTTCTCTCGTCAAGATTACCAGCTGTTCCGCTAAAGGATTTGCTAGCTGGATTACCAGAATTCATCTTATTAGCAGCAGACATCATCGTATTTGCTGCATTCTGCATCTTACCAGCAGCAGTACTTTCTTTGACATCTTTAATCTGCTTAATGCCAGTGACTTTGCTTAACAGACCACTTAGACCTTTACCGACTACCGGCACTTTAGAAGTTAAACCTAAAAGTGGCTGGAATGCTTTAGTTGTAAGCTTCCCGATGCCAGGCACCTTAGACAAGGCACGAATACCCAGTAGATATGCTGATCCTTTACCAGCATTTTGACCAAGAGACTTTCCAAAATCTGTTAAGTTCTTCTTGGTCCCTTTTGGAATCATCCCAGTGACGTTATTGATAGTATCCTTAACACCATGGTAAGCATCAACTAACCCACGCTTGAAATTCTTAACTTGGCCAATGAATCCAGATCCAAAACCACCCGCAACCGGTTTGGCCACATCATATAATTGCTTAGCTACATCAAGAGCTTCCTTGCCGGCATGACCTGCTGTAGTAACAACTCCAGCCGTTCCATTTGCCATTTTTTTGGTAAAGGATTCGGTTTTCTTAGGATCGTTAAACCAATCAGTGATGCGAGAAAATAGCTTTCCATCGCCACCAAAAGATTTATTTAAGGCCTTACCTAATTGTTCTTCAAAGCCAGCAGTCATACGTACCATACCGTTTTTAACGGCACGTTGCGTTCCTTGCAAACTTTGATTCATTTTCTTTGAAGCATCTGATACACCAGGTGCCATACCTGCCATATGGAGGGCTTCAACTAAGTCATTACCAGTATACTCACCAGGTTTCTTAGCGTCTTTACCAGTGCGTTGTTTATGAGCACGCTCTAAGTATTCGTCAATATTGGGGTTGAAAGCCTTTAATTGATTTAAACGCTCGGTAGTTAACTTATCTTGGTCCAAAGTCTTAGCTACAGAAGAAATGAAACGTCCCATTTCTTCATCATTCATACCACCTGCATCTTGCAAGTTAAGCATGTCTTTGGTCAACTGAAGGGTCTTCTTTTTGTTACCCGCTGTTGAAACACCAGCACCAGTAGCGTAGAAAGCTAGTGCAGCATCGGAAACTTGGCCATAGTCATTACCAGCTTGAGTTGCCACATTTTGGATATCTTTAACCATACCCTTGGAAAAACGTGTAGCTTGTGCAGCTGACATATTCTTTCCAAGTAACTTATTAACTGAACGAGCATTAGAGGCCCAAGAAACCTCGGAAGCTTGCTGTCGACTGATATAGCTTAATCCAGAGCCAAAAAGCTCTTTGATACCCTCACCAGCAGACATAATTCCATTAGCTGCTAAGTTGCCAAGGGTATACATCCCTGCAACATCACGGATTGCCCCAGTAATCTTGCCCTCTTTTTTAGCCGGTCGCTCAGAAACAGCTTGATAGCCACTTGCAGAGGCTACTTGTCTCTCTCGTTCTTGCTTAGCAGAGTTAGCAGCTTGTTTTCTTGCAGACGCACTTTTTTCAGCAGCACTTGCACTTCTAGATTCGGCTTCAGCAACTGATTTGGCAGCACTAGCAAGTTCCTTCTCTGCAGAGATGGATTCTTTTACTGAAGAACGTAGCTTATCAACGTTTCTATCAGCAGTAGAAATACCCTCACTGATCTTTTTACCAACGTCAGAACCATTAACTTTAGTGGTTTGTTCAAGTTTTGACTTAAGCTCATTAGCTTTGGCTTCCGCTTTAGAAAGACCTTCTATGGCACTAGTTCCAAGTTTGCTAAAGCTTATATCATCTATCTTTTTAAGAGAAGATTCTAACTCTTTAGCTTCTGTCTTAGCTTTATTGATGCTAGATATTAAGCCACTTAAACCATTAGAACTAGAGCTTTTTCCTAGACCTGATAGAGTTCTATCAACCTCTTTTAGTAGGCTGTTGGCTTTTTCCAGCTCTGAAAGGCCACTGACCTTAACGTTAGCTCTAATTGTTGTTTCATTCGCCACTTAGGTCAGCTCCTCCCATAAGTTCTATTTTTCTCTTAGCCACCTCGTTATAAATTTGTAGTTCTTCCATAGTCGCATGTTCCGCCTCTTTTTTACTAATAATTCCTGCAATTACTGGAAACCAGAACATGCTTTCATCATCAACTTTTTTGCTGACGACTAATTCATTAGATGGCTTAGAGTAAGCCACCAAGAAAGGAATCAATGGCATTGAATAAATCATCAACGCCTGGACGATCAATTAAATCATCAATTGAAGTCAATCTTTCGCTAACAACAACATTTTGAAGATATTCATCAAATATAATAGATTTAGCAACTTGTCCATTAGCCATAGTCGCATTATCAATCATTTCATAAGCTTTCTTTAAGCCTGGGAATTGGAAAGTATACTTCCATTCATAGCCATTATCGTCTTTGAAAGTCCAATCTTCGTGAGCGCCCAAACGGTCAATCTTTTGTGGTTCTACAACTTTCTTGTCATCTAAAATAGTCTTATCTTCTGCCATGTTTATGTTCTCCTATCTAAAAACGACCAGCGGATTTGAACCGCTGGCCATTTAAGTAATATTTTTCTATAAAGCTTGTACTCTCATATCTAGTACTTCAAATGTATATGTACGCTTGGGAGTATCTTTGCCAAATGCTCCATCTGGTACTTTAGTAATGAAAGCTTGATTACCAGAAACTTTTTCAAATTCAGATGTAATTTGTAAGGTTACTTGTTTATTAGCATTAGCAATATCATTTAAATATTTATGATCTACAGAGTTACCAGTTAAGTTAATAGTTACTGTAGCTAAATGATTATTATTAATTGCAATTGCTGCGTCTCCATGAGCGTCAACAGCAGTCTTTACTTTTTCTTCTTTGAAGGTATATGAAAACATATCACCATCTTGGAAACCTTGAATAGTACGGCCATTAACAACAATATTAGCTTTGACCGCATCATATAAACGTACGTCAGCCATTCATTTTCCTCCTAAATATTGATTTGTCCGTTAACTTTAACAGTATGAATTGCACCGGAACGAGTATATGAGAACTTCAAACCGGTATAATTTCGTTGCGCAATATCTTCTTCAGAAGATTGTGCACGAGATGCTGTAGTTACAGTGAATTCTCCTGCATTAGTTTCTGGATTTACTGAAATAATGCCATTATTGGTTGCGGTAGTAAGCACCGCAGTAACTGTCGCATCAATTTGTGCAATTCCAGCAGCATCGAATGTAACCTTAGGAGAATTAGATAATAATCTTTGCAACTCTGTTTCTAGGGATGCCTTAACCCAGTCGTCCCCATGCAAAGCATCGATAAATTCACCACTTAAAGTTTTGCCTTCAGAAGTTTGATCTAAAGCCGCTTTGGTTACATAAGTGAATGCATTACTTTCATGAAGCTTTTGAATTTGAGTAACAGTTAAATCTACTGGCTTAACCCCACCAATTTTGCGGAATTTCCAAGTTACAGAGCCAACAGTTTCGTTACCAACGGCACCAACTAAACCGCCAATTCCGTATTCTGCTTCGGCTTGATTAGCACCTGAAACAAAAAGAATAGTTCTTGGTGAGTTACCGAATGCTTTCTTGGTATCAGCAATCTTTTCAACGTTTTCATTAGTTGCTGGTAAACCAACGACAGCAAAACGTTCTTTTTTACCATCAATAAAGTTAGAAAGAGCAACTGTATCAGCTAAATCGTTAGTAGTATCAACCGTCACAGCTTCTTTTTCTTTACCTTGATCACCCGTATGTTCGCTTGGTGTGACTACTTTTACACCAGGGATGACAGTCGCAAATTCCCAACCTTCACCATAAAACGCAGTAGCAGCAGTAACTACATCGGTATAAGTGATAACGAATAACTTATTTCCGTGATCGTCTTGGCTGAAATATCCATTTGCAACTTGTTTAACTAAGTCATTTGATCCATAAACTTTTTGTAAGTCTTCGTATGAATTAAATCCTTCTACATTTTGTTTATCGCCCTTAACAAAAAGCGCCAAGTTTCCCATATTTACAGGAACGCTTGGCGTTTCAACATTAAGTTTGACAGTAATATCAGATAAGGTATTACTCATCTGTCTCCTCCTTATATTTAACATGTTCAATTATGCCTTCATGCCCATCGACATAGGTTTCCCAGAGTCGGAGTTTTACATCAAATCCAAACATGTAGGCATATGTATTTGTTTCTTCAACATATCTTGCCTGAATAGGCATTCTCTCAACCATCACAATGTCATTTTTATCAAAAGTATCTCTTGAATCTGTATCCCCTAGCATTGAACGTAAGGTGTTGCATAACTGCATTGCCTCAAGCTTTCGTTTGGCATATACAGTAAATGAGACTACACATTCAAATGCTCTATCATCTTCTAGGAATCCCAGAGGAATCTTCGGAGAAATGATGTCAAATGCCACAAAAGGAGCTTCTGGTGGCTTACCGTTGCCATTTAATTCGATCATAATCAAATTTAGCCGACTCTTGATAAGCCGGCTAAACGTTTTATATAAAGTTGAATAATCATAGCTTGTTGCCATCTTTTCCCTCCTCACTTTGTAAGTAATACATGGTGACATTGGAATAATCGCTAAGATCTTGAATATTAACGATTTTATAGTTTTTATTTTGATGTTGGACAATTGTCCCATTTTCAAAATTAGGTGTCTTAGAGAGCCAAATAGCATTGTATTTAGTTACGTTACCAACATCCCTCAATATATTCATTAAGGAATATTGCCCGACCAGATCATTAGGGACAAACGTCTCATGAAAGATTTGTTCTTTTGTTGAATTGTTCTCTTGCCATTCACCATCTACCCATTCGCCATCACTAGAGTTACTAACAACCTTAATATCAGTAGCAAAAGTATCTAAGACGGACGTCATATCAATATAAAATACCATCTTATACCTTCTTCCAAGTAACAGCGCCATACATTGCCCCAGTATCAAGTAGAGGTTTGCTATGGCCTTTTTTCTTAATCGTGGAAGGAGCTAAAGCAGCAAATCCACCAGAAGCGATTGATCTTTGAATACTCATAGCCATAAAAGGACCAAGTGCATCAAATACTCCATCGGCAGATCCACCTTCTAGGACATTCTGAAGATAAGGCAAAATGAATGAAGCAAAGCGTGATTCATTTTCATAGAGAGCATTTCTAAGAAACGGCCTTGAAGGGATGCCCCGACTTGTACCATATTCCTGCCATACCGCTTTCTTTTGCTCAAATCCACCAAAGATACCAGCTTCAACAGCTTTACCATCAATTTTTTTAAGGTTATTAATCATCTTTTCAATCCCAAGGTCACCCTCAAGACTTCCCGATATAGATATATCCATAATAGCCTCCTCTTAAAGAAATCTAATCGTGTTCTGCGTGAGGGACTTCTTCAGCCGATTGTATTCGACCAAATAATCGTCACTACCACCACGATCAAAATATTCGATAGATAGAACAGAAGCTTGTTGTTTAGAGATGTTCGAATTAGTGTTACTTGCCAAATTGCAGAAATGAGCTGCTAAAAAGCTAGCTCCTCTTACAATATTGGAATCAGTAAAACCATCTGATCTAGCTTGATCTATAGCATCTTCAACGAATGCACTAACTGCCCCTTCATCTAATTGTGTTAGAGCATCTTTAAGGTTAGTAAATAGTTTTAGTCGTTCACTAATCTTCTGTGTTAGTTCTTCCATCTTCATCAATCTCCTTGATAAAGCCACCATTTGTTAATTCGGAAATTCTTAACTTAGTACAAGCACCTGCATAGGATTTAAAGGGATATACATCCCCTTCCCAGTAAACATGTTTTTCACCTAAAGAATTAGCTGAATTAGCATTACCATCAGTGAATGCTTTAATAACCTGAAAAGACATTAAACTTCACCAGGCTTCTTTTCGCTATTTTTAGCAGATTGATCAGCGTTTTGATCTTGAGTATCTTGTTCTTGCTTTTGATCTTGAGTATTCTTAGCAGACTTCTTTTTGGATCTAGTACCAATTTTGTTTTCTTCTTTAACATTATCTGGCTCATTATCAACTGAAACATCAACCGGAGCACCAGTAGTTCCTGCAGGTCCTTCAACACCCTTAAATGTAATCTTAACCACCTTAGTTGGGTCATAGAGATATGCTGCTTCCATTGCAGTCGCATAAATATCTGTACGATTGTACTTAGGTACTCTGTCTGGTTCTACCTTAATATCACGCTTTAGCATTAATTTAACTGCTGGTTTACCATCTTCAGCACCAGTTTTAACTAAGAATGCCTCATTAGCATTAAGCTTGCGAGAACGGATAATTTGAACTCCCAAGATATCGCCATATACGCCTTTAGAAACTGCATCTGCACCTAATTGAGTACCACGCAACCAATCTTTACCAGCTGCTAAACGTAATCGACCAGCTGCTTTAGGCGAGACGATTAATACAGTTGGTGCGTCATCTTCGTTATTATAAATGTCAAGAGCATCTTGAATACCATCTAAAGTTAAATCAATTGAAGCATTTTGGACAGCTTGACGTAATGTTTCCAAAACATCGTTATCCACTTTGTTAGCTAAGGCTAAACCCAATTGATTAGATAATTCACCCCATGCATCACCATAACCAGTTTCAAGTGCTTCGTCAGTAACAGAACCACCTTTACCAATTTTCTTAATGGTCGCTGCCTTTGAACCATAGGTAAGCTTTGAAGTATCAATTGGTTCATTTTCCTTAATATCTTTAGCATCCCCAATGTAGTTCCATGTTGGAAATTCAACTGTTGAACCTGGTTTACCTTCTAAAGTTCGATCAACTTGTGCTAAAGATGTAAATTTTAGACCAGCAGTTAACTTAGCCGGAATCATATCAGCTAAGACTTGCGGATCTAATACATTATTAGATTGTGTAACTTGATCTGCCATCTATTATTTTTCCTCCTTATACGGTTGATTTAATAATTGTTGATAGAGAGTTGGCTGTTTTTGTTTCAATTCCAGTCTTTCATGGTATCCCATCTTATTGAACTCTTTAATATCAACAGCTTTTCTACCATTATTTCCGCTCTTAGGTTCTGGAACATTGAAATCTTCACGTCGATTAGCTTGAGCTTTTTTGTTAATTAGATCAGCAAATCGATCAATATTTGCTTGGGTTGTTTCTGCGTCTTCAGCTACAACAAAGTTCAATGTATCTGTGTCAGCGGTAATGCCCTTCTTACTTAGCAAATCAGTAGCTACATGTTCCATTTCACTACGATTCAACTTAGCTTTCAGATCAGCAATTTCTTGATCTTTCTTGTCCATATCATACTTACGGCGCTGATCTTCGTTCATCTTCTTAAGCTTTTTGGCTTCAGACTGTTCATCTGCAATCTGATTACGGACATCTTGCTCAATATCTGCTCGAAGTGAACTCTTGAGTTTGTCTTTTTCTCTCGCTAAACGGCTTTCAACTATTTCATCAACTTCAGCTTGCGAAAAAGTCTTTTCAGGTTGTGCACTACCTTGCTTTTCTGGCTCTGCGTCAGCTGATTGAGTAACAGTATTGTTTGCTTGTTCTTCCATGAACGGAATCCTCCTTTTTAAAGTCTTGTTTGACTGTTATCCTTGCAGCTTTTAATGCCAATCAGCATGTTTTGGGCAAAATAAAAGACACCCTTTAAGGTGTCTTTACTACTATTTTTTTAATAATCTAAACTATTTAACTTTAACTACTATCTTTTTAAGAAAGTTGCGGATAATTTTCTTATCGTCCTCTGTTAGCTTGTCATATACTAATTCGTCGATGTCATTGACATAAATAAATCCATCCCACCAATAGTCTGTGTACCATCCGCTATAAAACTTATCAAAACTACAAGACCATTCATATCCATATTTATCTAAATCTACTTTAGCGTCATGGTATGCAGCTTCATAATCAGCAACGCTTACTTTATACTTACAATTTTTGACCTTTTTTTGGTATTCAAGTATGTACTT